AGGAGATTCATAGCACCTTCCATAAGAGTAGCTCTTTTTTTATATTTGTCCATATGTTCCATAAGACTGTCTTGAGCTCTTACCATTTCATAATCTAAATAATGATAAACAGCAGACATCATACTAGATGCTTTAGTTACTTTAGCTTGTACCCAAGATGGTAATTGAGCCCCATCGTCTAACATCATAGATAATTTATCCACATATGTTTTCATTTTATACATTTGAGATTTTGCCATTCTTCCTTCGTGATCCATATTATCTTCTTCTAAAGCGGATTTTTCAGCATCTGCTTTTTTCTTCATAGCATCTGCTACTTTAGATTCAGCGTCTGCTACTGCTGCTTTTGCTGATGCTACTTCGTCTTCAGCTTTTGAAATGTCGTCTGTTATATCTTCTTTAATATTATTTTTCATGTCGTTTCCAAATTTATTCATTGCTAGTGCTTGTAATTTATTTATATCTTTTAATTTTTCTGGAAAAGGTATTCCGTATCTTGCTCTAAAGAAATTTTTCCAAAATTGGGGTGTTTTAACTGGATCTTTAGCTCCATTTACTATGTCAAATACTTTTTTAAGTCTTGGAGCCATTACTTTAGGAGCCATGTCCATTTTAACTCCTGTTCTAAACATAGGTGATTCCATTACTCTTTTTCCTAAGTTACCCTGTTCATCAAACTTATTTAAATCTCTTATGTAAGCATTAGTGTCAACAATATATTGACCTAAATCTTCTTCTTTTTCAGTGCCTTTATTTTTTGTAATACTTAATATTGTAAATTTAGGACTTCTAAAATCATCATAATTAGTATTATAATGTTGTGTTTGATAAATAAAATACTCATCCTCTAAGCCTTTTGTTTCATGATACTGCATATGAACAAAAGTATTATTATAAGCAGATTGTTCAGTCCAGTCAGCATGTTGTTTTAATCTAGCTTGAAATGCTTTATTACTTCTAGAAGCCATACCATTAGGAAATAAATCTTCTACTTCCTTTTGTTGGAACATATCACCTGGTTCTTCTTTTTTAGGGTATCTTCCTTCTTGACCATAATCAGTGAATTCTTTTAAGTCTTCATCTTCCATTACGCCTGGTAAACCACTTAAATTTCTTCTTTGGCGAGGACTAGCTCCATAAGTATCATGTACACCATAGTATTTTCTTTTTTCAGCTACGGTTTCTTTAACTAATTTTATGATGTCTTTTTTCTTCATATTAAAATTTTGTAAAACGTGTTCTATTAGGGTTATTGAAAGCTGGTTCTTTTTTATAATGACCTCCTTCAGCACCCCCATAAGGGGCTCCTTTTTTAGTATAGTTTTCTAATTCATCTTTTTCATCAACAAAAGGTCTAGGAGAAGTAATACTATTACCATCACCAGCATTTCCCCCACTACTACCTGTACCTGTGTACTCTTTAATAGTAGATTTAATTAATTCTCTAAGCTCCCTTTTTGTCATTTAATTTTTTTTCTATATGCTCACGACGTATTTTAACTGCTTCTTTGACCTTTTTTGTTAAATCTTTTTTATTAATTCCCCCTACCCATCTTTCAATTACACCATCTTCTGACACAAATCCAGAATTTGATGTGTTTATCGCATCTAATAAATATGACTCCATTTCATTTACTATATCAAGTGAATTTTTATTTTCCATTAATTTAATGTATTTACTAAAATCCCCTTTAATTTTTAATTTATGTTCAAATTCTATAACACAATCATGACATTTTTTATGTATTTTATAATTACTTATATCTAAGTGATGTTTCATTACTTTACTACAGTTAGGACAACATAAAGGAGTGAATACTTCTCTTTTTATTTTATCTAATTTTGATATTGTTTGTTTAATACCATTTTTAATTGTCCAAGTTTTTTTATCTTCTACCCAAACATCCCCTTCTTTATAATCTTTAGTTTCTTTACTGTAGCCGATTTGTGTACCTGTAGAGGCTCCAGTTTTACCCATAATTAAATTACGAGCTCTATTTATATCTTTTCTTTTAAATTCTTTTTTTAACATAACTTTAATCTATTGATCTACCTAATTCTTGATCTCTTTTTATAGCAGCTGCTTTACCTTGTGCTAATTTGTTTTTTATATTTTGAAACTTATCATCAATTACTTCTACTTTGTCAAACCACATATCTGCTTCTGGTTTTAATAAAATATCAACGTTTCCATATCTGCTTTTTGTTTTTTCTTTCCAGTCTTCTAATGCACTCATATCTCCTATACTAGTACGTGAATCATCTATATTAGGAAAAGTAATAGAATCACGATAGTAATTTCCTTCTTTTCCATCAGGTTGTGTACGTGTAAATTGTATATTTTTATAATCATCTGAAAAAACTTGTCTTAACATATCAAATGTCAATTTATCTAAAGGGACTATAGTTTCTTGTTTATCTTCATTTAAATATCCCAATTCAGTGGCTGTTTTTTCTAATGACTCTTTTTTTATTTTTTTACCATACATTGTCATATTTCTTTTTGAAAGTTTTACAGCATCTTCATTTACTTTAAATAATATTTTATGACCATCTATTTCTATTTTTCCATCTTTATGAAGTTTTTCCATGTCAGATTTAGAAAGACTAAGAGTAGAACCTTCACCTTCTTCCATTTTACCCATCATATCTCTAACGTAAGCTGCTTTAGGGTCTTCAGGTAATGTGTCTATCATACCTTTTTGAAGTAAAGCCATATAATATAATTTAGCTTTTTGGTCTAATGATAAGTTTTTTATTCTATCCATTTTTTATTTTTTTGCGCCAGGTTTACCTGCGTTAAAATTATTTTTACTAAATTCTAATCTGTCAACTAATTTGATGCCATTTTCAGTGTGGTCAACTGCTACAAATCCTTCTGCTTTAGTTACACGTAAAGTACCATCACCATTATCAATAAAATGTTTAGTAGCGACAGCTTTATCATATTTGGTTATAAATATAGACTTTGCTTCAGAAAGTAATTTACTTACTTTAAATATATTTATTATATCTTGTTTTTGAGATTCAAATTCTCTAAGTTTTTCTTCACCTGCTTGTCTTTTTCTTTCTTTTGATTCTGGTCGTTTAACTTTTTCTATACTTTTATCTACTGCTTGTTGATACCAATTTTTAAATCTTTCAAAAGACTTAGAAGGATCATTTAAAAACTCACCCTGTCTTATTTCGCTATTAATGTAAGTATTTAAATTTTTTAAAGGTAAATTAGTGTAATCTACATTAATCGAATCTGCTTCATTTATTTTATCTAATATAAATTGTTCTTCTTTATCATTTAATAATATTCCAGTATCATCTTTAAAGAAAGCATCATCAAACCATACACTTGGTGATTTACTTAACCCACTTACATCAGCTCCAAATGAAGCTCCTCCTCCACTTAAGTCATTATAAGTAGTATGAAATATAATTCCTATTCTTGCTGCTATTATTTGTTTACCTAATTCTGAATTTGCTTCAACAGCATATCTAATTGTATTAGGTTTAAAAGTATAATGTGGAATACCGTCTATGTCTTCTGTTTCAACATCATCATTGTCAAACATAAAATCTCCTTGTAATATATTTTTTATTCCTAAAGAAGGTAAATATTGTAATGCTAATTTTAATTTTTTAGCTAAACCAGCTGCGTGACCATGATTTTGATCTATATCTTTAGGTGTGTAATTAATTTTTGGTTCTTTATTAAATACTGACTTTGTACCTACAAAAAACTGTCCGTTATCTGGATTAATTCCTGTAAATATAGCAGGCGCACCATCCCATTTTACAGAAACATTTTTAATTGTGTTGTCTTGTCCTTTTAAATTTTTAATTAATTCATATAAGAAATTTTTAGCCTGATTAAAACCATCTTGTCCCTGAGTTAATACTAATTCTTCAAGGTGTGTCAAGTGTGTGTTTGCTTTTGTTTCTGTTATAACTTCTTTTAATTGTTCTTTCCACCAATTTTTAGAAAATACGCTTTCTTTTTTCATTCGTTGTGTTTTTCTTTTGGATGCTTCTTTACGTTTTTTAATGTATTCAAATCCTGATCTTAATTTAGCTTTCTTTTTAGGATCTTTTGTTCTACTTAAAGCTGCTCTTACTCTTTGATGTATTAAATTTATGATTTGTGATTTACGAGCATGAGATTTAGCTTTAAATGATTTTTTACTTAAAGTGTCTACTATGTCTTGTCTAGTTGAAAATTTTACTTTAACTGTATCTGATGGGTCTTCATCTGTGTATAATCTTCTTCCTGATCCTTTTGGTTTTTTACCTGTTCCTTTTTTAGGGTCTTTTTCTTGTAAATAACCTCTTTTTTTAGCTTGTTTAGGGCTATTTGTAAAAGTATCACTTGCTTGGTATCTTACTTTTTGTACTTGGTCTGCTTTATAAGGAGGATACATTCCTTCTTTTTTAGCTAATTTAGTTGCAGTAGCTAATTTTACTGATTTCCAATCTTTACCATAACGTTTTTTAAATTCTTTATCTGGTAAATCTTGAGCTATTCTTTCTCTGTCTTTTAATTCTCCTTTTGTAAGTTTTCTTTCTAAGTCTAATTGTGGGTTTGTAGTTTGAAAATCTTTTTTTCTCATTACTGTTTTAGCTATTGCTTTATTAGCCTGGTTTACAAAAGGTATATTAAGATTTGTTCTATTGTCTGTTGCTACTATTTCTTTATATTGTTTTAAAAATTCAATAAAAGCTTTTTTATTTTTAGATAAACGTTTAAAAAATCCAATCAATTCAGCGCTTGAGATTTCTTTTTTATTTCTAGGATCATTTATTCTATCAAAAAAATGATTAGTAAATTCTACATCAATAGGATCTAATTTATTGTCAGCATATGTTTCTATAGAATCTAAATCTGCTGCTGACATTTCTTCATACATTTTTCTTGTAAGAGTACCTTTTACGTATTTAGGTACTTTCATATATTTATCTCCTTGTTTTTTAAGATCTTTACTTAAACGTTTAAGATTTTTAGCATGTTTAGCTTTTTCTTGTTTAGTCATCATACCCATCATCATTTCACTAACTGCTGCTGGATCTTCTACTTTTAATTTTATATCTGGATACTTGTCTTTTAAAGCTGCTACTGCTGTTCTATTGTCTTCTGAATCATCAATAAAATAAATTGTATTATATCCTTTATTTATATGTTTTTCTATCCAATTTGCTTTATCTATACCTCTTACTTTACCTTTTACTTGTAATCCTAAAGGTACATCGTAAGCATCTAAACCTATACTGTTGTTTTTACTTGGGGGTTGCTTAATGATTTTTGTAGTTTATTTACAACTTTACTATTTACAATAGCATCATTTATTTGTTTTTCAAATTCAGAAAAATCATACTTTATTTCTAAATTTCCTAATCTTGCTTCTAATGCCTTACTTTCTTCAGGAAAATTTTCAGCTGGTATTAGTATTTCTTTTTTATAGTCTCCACTAGGACTAGTTATAGTTGTTTTAATGTTAGCTTTTACTCTAGCTATTGTATCATCAAAATCATAAGCGTGTAAAATTTTACCTTTATTTTCATACATACTTCTAAAAGGAAAATTTCTTCTACTATATTTGTAATTATTTGGAACTAGTTTTTTTGGTTCAGGATCATTTGTCTTAGCAAAATCATAATACTTGTCTCTAGGATCATATAAATCTTCATCTAAACCTGTTACTATACTCCAAGCTTGTTCTTTTTGTTTGTCTGATAAATGATTAGGTAAAGAATATTGAAATAAAGCTTTATCATTCATTTTTATAAAACCTCTCATTTCTGTTCCAGACACACCTCCTGCTTGGGGTGGTACTAATTTAGTTTCAAATGTAATACCTCTGGGTTCAGCAAATTTAGGTATATTAGCAAAACGTTTATCACTGATATCCTTTTCACCCATTCCTAAAAATACTGTGGATCCTTCAGGTGCTTCTTGTTCTACAAAATCATAAACGTCTCTTACTGGAGAAACTCCTGCTGGTCTAACTTCTAATCCTGAATCATTTTGAGTGTAAAGTTTCCATAATTTAAGAGACATTTCTTGTGTAATACCATCCCTTTCTTTAGGTCCTACAAAAATTATAGTAGTGTCTGCACCTGTGTTTGCAGATAACCACTTAGCCATATTGTAATGACCTGCATGAGGTGGTTTAAATCCACCAGGTAAAAGTGCGATTTTTGACATTAATTATACAGTTTGTTATAAATATAGACCTCTATGACAAGGCTAGCCTCTTTTTCATTAGTGTAGAGGTAGTTAATTTTGTTGCTTTATGAAGTAATTTTGTAAATTCTTCAAAACCTAGTTCAGATGGATCTTTATCACCCATTTCTATAAGATAGACTTTTTTTCCGTAGGATAGAAAGGTTTCTGCATGATTAAAAGCATCTTTTAGGGCATCTTCATCTAAGGCAAGATATACTTTTTCTACTTTACTTTCTATAATTTTTTTCATTAAAGTAGTAGAAATCTTTTTACCAAATAAAGGTATTGCATTACGTTTAATTGCCATAGCATCAAACGCACCTTCGCAAAGAATAATGGGAAGATCCCAATTTATATACATTTCAAAACCAATTATGTCCTTTGTACTGGAAGCTAATTTATGTTTGATATATGCGTTTTTATCAAATGATCTACCTACATAGTAATTTAAAAACCCATCTTTATCGTATGAAGGTATTACAACCATATTTCTTAATTCTCCTTGTTCACAATAGTGTAAATCATACTTAACTACGTCTTGAGGTGTGATTCCTCTTTGATTTAAATAATGTAATGCGTGTTTCGACATTATCGCTGAAGAAGACATTATAGTTCTCAT